TACACCGTGGCCGTGACTATGGGAACGACGATCCGCAAGGTTACCCCTTCGCAGAGCGTTCAGACCCAGGACATGGTCGTAGTAGACCTCGGCGCTCGAGTTCCGTCCTTCCAGGATGTGTCAAAGCATTTTATTAGTGAAGACGACCTCGAGCGCATGCACTCGACCCCTGCGCTCGTTGTGACGCAGAACCGTGGGATGATTTCCCAACACCTTGGTTTCGCGACCAGGTGGGATAAATCAATTGCCTACGGTGATGAACACGACGAGTACCTCCTCCCCGAACACTGGCGGTATGGTATCGCCTCCTCCCCTGGAATGTGCGGATCTCCGGTAGCTTGTCTTAACAACAATAGCTCCGGATGTATCATGGGAATGCACACTGCTGGTGCAGAGAGTGAAGATGTGGGAATGGCCGCAATCATAACACGAGAGTGGCTAGCCCAGACCCTCACTAGTCTGTACCCCGATCACTGCCTCCAACATTGCTCTGTAATGGCTGTTGATGGCTCGTTGACGCTCGGCCGCCCGCTAGGCGACCTGAACTTCAGCGATGTGATCCAGGAGACGACCCGATACCCTACCATCACCCCCGAAGGTCAGTTGAAGACGGTGGCTTACTTGGACCAAAAACACTCCGAGCGAATCACCGCCAAGACCGACCTAAGACCCTCCCCGCTGTTTGACAGAGTGGAACCTCATACGACCGAGCCCTCTGTCTTACATCCCCGAGACCCTCGACTCGAGCAAGAAATCTCCCCTATGAATGAAGGGGCCAAGAAGTACTCGCAGGCAACTGTGCCGCAGCGCCCGCTTTTCATTAAGCGCGCCGCGGCGTTCATCTTGGCAACTCTCCTATGCTACGCCCCCAAAGGCTTGCAGAAGAGGGTCCTGACTTTAGAGGAAGGGATTAACGGCGTCCCCGCCGCTAATTTTGCTCGGCTCAACCCACTGACCAGCCCCGGACTGCCATACAAGTGGTGGAAGCCTTCCTTTGCAAAAGGGAAACGCTTCCTCTTCGACTGTGGCACTGACCCCCGCAACGACCGACTCGACATGACTATCAAGGACGCTTACCTTGAGAGAGAAGTGAACGAGATGCACTCAAAACTACTCCGCGGAGAACAGAGCTTCTTGCTTTCGTACTCCAACTTGAAAGATGAGCGCAGATCGCTTGCCAAGATCCGTTCCGGTGCTACTCGTCTATTCGACTGTATGCCTC